CTGAACTGAGTTCGGCTACTGTTGCTGATACTGATGAGTTTGCTATCTCTGATGGTGGAACCATGAAGAAGATTGACTTCCAACACGTTAGAGATTCAGTTTTTGCTGATGTTTCTGGTGATGCTGCAATTGCTGCTGGTGGTGCTCTCACTATTCAAGCAGACGCTGTTGAAGCTGGAATGTTAAACGACAATGTTATCTCTGGTCAAACTGAAATGACTGCGACACTCGTTAACACTGATGAGTTGATGATCAGTGATGGTGGTACTCTTAAGCGCGCTGATTTGAGTCTTTTCAAGACATACATCGGTAATGGTACTTCTGCTGTTGCTTTAAAAGACGACACTGATACTCTTGCAGTTGGTGTTAACTACTTCGGTGATCATGGTGGTGCCGAGTCAGTATCTTTACCAGCATCTGCTGGTCTTACCGTTGGTGAGTCCATTAAGATTAAAGCTGGTGCTGACTGTAGTTCAACCAATAGCTTGACAATTAACAAAGCAGGTTCACAAACTATTGATGGTGCTACCTCAATCGTTCTTGAATCACCATTCGCTGCTGTTGAATTGGTATACGTTGCTGCGGACACATTTAGAGTATTCTAATATGGACTCCGTTTCATACACACTTTAATGGTGGAGGGTTGGCGTCTTTATGGCGTCAGCCCTTTTTATTTTATAATTTTCATTATTGCTTGGAGGGGCAATATTGGAATGCATATGAAATGCTTTTTTAATTTTATAGGAGGACAAATTAAATGGCTTATAAATTTCAATTAGGGGACGCTCGTTTGAGTGGCTCTCTTATTCAGGAGGGGTCTATCCAGACATCTGGTGATATCACCCCGCTGAACGCTGATGGCGCTGCCTTGGGTAGTACCACAAAAGAATGGTCAGATTTATATCTCGCTGACAACGGACAGATATATCTAGGTTCTGACCAAGATGCATCTATCAAATATGATCCAAGTGCTGGTTATCCGGGAACAAGCGACGGAGCAATATTAGCTTCGGCTGGTCAGTTTGAATTACGCAATTCAGACAATAACAGACCATATTTACTTGTCACTGATACCAGTAATGACGCTATCTCTGGTCAGATTATACTTTTTAAAGATCGTAGTTCAAATGCCGCTGACAATGACGAGTTGGGAATTTTAAATTTTGCTGGTAGAGACAGTGGCGGAAACGCTCTTGCTTATGCTAATATTACTGGTAGGTCAGTTGATGTAACTGACGGGTCAGAAGATGGTGGCTTATTGTTTAATGCAAGGGTAAACGGAGGTCACCCAAAAGAAAATTTGATGGATATTAACTACACACTGGCTAGTGGCGTCAATGTTAAATATGACTTGCAGGTCGGTGATGATATATTTTTAAAATCAGACTCGGCAGCGATTCATTTTGGTGCAGATAGTGAGGTTAAGTTAGAACATGAGCACAACGATGGAGTAACGCTGATTTCATCTGTTGCTTCAAAGCCGGTTCTTAGAATCAAGAATACTAATGATGATGCCAATGGTGCTAAACTTAGAATCGTTAAAGATACTAGTAATTCTGCTGCGAACAATGATGTTCTAGGAATTATTGACTTCACCGGTGAAGACTCTGGTAATGCTGGTCATGTTTATGCATCGATGACAGTTAAATCAAGGGTTGTAAATGCGGGTAGTGAAGAGGGTGCTATCATTTTTGCAGTGGTTGATGGCGGAAGTGACGAAACAAATCTCTTAGATATTAACAATACTCTTGACGGTGGTGTTACTGTTGCTAATGATTTGCAAGTTGGGGACGACATTTTTATGAAGTCCGATAGTGCTGCTATTCATTTTGGTGCAGATTCAGAAGTCGTCTTGGAGCACCAACACAACGATGGCTTGACGCTGTCGAGTGCTGTGTCTGATAAGCCGGTGTTAAGAATGGGCAACACTAATGCAGACGCAACTGGTCCATTGCTAAGGTTTTTTAAATCTCCGAGTGATGATTCATCTGCTAACGCTGATGTTTTAGGACAAATTGATTTCAGAGGTGAAGATGCTGGTGACTCCTCACATACCTATGTAAGGATAACCGCTAAATCAAGAGATGTTTCTTCTGGTGCAGAACACGGTGCCTTAATTTTTGAATTAGGTGATGGTACTGGTGCTGGTGCTGGGACTGGTGACCCTGCTACGTTAATGGACATCAATAGTTCTCTTGCCAAGGGTGTTAGCATTGCACATGGCTTGGATGTTAACGGCCACGATGGTTCATCTGAGGGTTTGCGTTTAAATGGAACACTAGTGACTACTACTGCTGCTGAGTTAAATCTTCTTGACGGAGGTACTGCTGTAGGTTCTTCAATTACTTTAGCTGATTCTGATGGTGTGCTTGTTGATGACGCCGGCACTATGAAAAAGATTCCTGCATCTGACTTTAAGACTTATCTGGCTGATAACAGTCTAAATGTGGCACTCAAAGATAATACCAATACATTGTCTAACGGTGTTAATTATTTCGCTGATCTTAGTGGGGCAGAGGCAGTAAACTTACCAGCGTCACCAGATGTTGGTGATAATGTATATGTTAAGGCACCAAGCAACTGCTCTTCAACAAACACACTCACAATCAATAGACAAGGATCTCATACAATTGATGGTGAAGCCTCAATCGTACTAGAGTCACCACATGCTGCTGTTATGTTAGTTTATGTCGTTGCAAACACATGGAAAGTATTCTAATCCTTATTAGGTTGTTTACTTGGGTTGGTGTCTTCGGGCACCAGCCTTTTTTATTTTTATAGCTATTTATTTCGGAGATAAAGCATGTCATTTAAATATTCAAAAGGCGCGCAAGTAATAGGCGACTTAAAAGCACAAGACGATACCCAGAGAGATACACAAATTGATTTTGGGGAAGACTACATTGGCTTTGAGACAAGTGGGTCGTTGCGTTTAAAAATATCGGGCTCTGACGGGTCTATCACTTTTAACGAAGCCTTTACATTTCCAATCTCTGATGGTAATGCTAATCAAGTATTGCAAACAAACGGATCTGGGCAGTTAACATGGGCAAATCAGTCAGGCGGAGGCGGTGGAGGTGGCAGCCAATTTTTCCAAGGTCATGTTGAAATTGACACCACAGCAAAGCCGGTTAATTTTCATAATGTTGTTTCAATTGGAGGTAACGCCCCAGAAAATATAAAAAGTTGGTTCATAGCACCCTTCAACGGCCAAGTTAATAAAGTCATCCTTTCAGTGAAGGCAAATAACTTTTCTACATCAAACGACGGCACTGTTACAGTTTTTATTTACAAGAATCAATCAAATTTTAATTCTGCAACTGCTATCGCGGTGGCTGCTGACAACTTTGTGCAAACTGTTAATAACTTGGGGACGACCAACGGTGATGTCAACACAGGCACTTTCAATACTAACGTATCCATACAGGAAGGGGACCTTATTCAAATAAAAGTAGAAAAATCGACAGGCGATCTCAAGGATGCTGTTGTAACACTTAAATTAACCGAACAGTAACATAACATATATTTTAGTCTATTTATACTGTCAAATCAGAGGTTTATAAATGTCATATAATATTCTTAACAAAAAAGTTAATTTTCAAGGCTCAACTCAAGGAACAATTGAAGATATTGTTGATACACATGAAGATCAAGTTATTTCTGGTAGTAAAGATTTTCACGTTGTGACAGGTTCAACCGCCCATGTGGTTACTTCATTGAGCGTTAAAACACACGCTAACGATCATGCTATTTGCGTAGCTGGTGATGTAAGTGCATCAGTGAACATTTCTGCGTCGGCCTTTTACGCCGATGGTGTGTTACTGGGTGCAGGGGCAGGTATTTCATTTGATGGTAGTACGGCAAACGGCGTTTTAACATTTAAGGACTCAGATGAAGCAACTGTTGAGTCTAATTTGACTTTTGATGGATCTGTCCTCGCAGTTGCTGGAAATATAGAGCCTGATGCAAACAATACTAGAAATCTAGGGTCTGCATCAAAAAAGTGGGCAAATATTTATGGAGTTTGGTCTGGAGACACAATTGATGGTGGCAAAATAGAATTAGTATCAGGGGGTGGTATAACTGATTCAACCGGTCTAAAATTAGACTCTGGTGTATCTGCCGTTGGTTCTTTAAACAGTTCTGACAAAATATTAATTTTCGATGCAGACGATAGTGACACCGTAAAGAGAACGACCGCCGGAGGTATTGCAGCTTTAGCCGCTGTTGATAGTTATGGAACTCAAGGGGCTAACAAAGTTCTAATTGGTGCTGGTGGAGGGTCGATTGCCGGTGCCGCTAACTTAAATTTCTTTGGCGGCAATATGCTGGCCGTCACCGGTGCCCTCTCTGCATCTACTAATTTAGAATTAGGCGGGACTGTGCGTTTGGACGGAGTAGTTGCCGCCACACCCGCTGTCGCCAATGACAAGATATATATCTTTGACGCAGACGATAATCTTGTAAAAACTTCTACTTTTTCTAATTTTTCAAATGCGATTGCTGGTGACGGATTGGTCAATAACAGCGGAGTTTTAGATGTTGGCGTATCAGGAGCCATTCACCTCACATCAGATAAGGTTGCGATTACTGGTTCGATTGCCGGTGATGGACTATCATACGCCGGAGGAGTTAATAGTATCTCAGGATTGGCTATAAAACTAAACAATAATTCAGGATTACAAGTCACTCCCACAGTCGCTGGTGTGGGTGGCTTAAAAACAAGCTTTGCAAGTCTTCTAACTGATGTACCTGACCCTACAGCAGATAGTATTCCATTCATTGATTCTTCAGGGGATGCCAAATGCACTATTGGGGTTTTTCTAGCTACAATAGCCGGCTCTGGTATTCAAGTTGTGAATAGTCAATTAACCGCAGAGCAAATTGACATAGACAGCTTTGCAGAGGGTACGGTTGTTCTTCAAACGGATAATTTTATATATTCGAATGGAGGCACGGAAAAGCGCATTACATTTTCAAATATAGAAGACGAAATATTTAGTAATATTGGCGGCGATGCAACCATAGCAGCAGGAGGCACTCTTACCATTTCAGCAAATGCAGTTGAGGGGTCAATGATTAACTCAAACGCAGCCGGTGGTGGCTTGGCTTATGCGTCAAACGCTATAAATCTTGATTTGAATGGATTAGCAGCAGCAGATGTTGCTGTGGCTGATGACTTTATTGCAATTGTTGATGCTAATGATTCTAATACTACAAAGAAAGAATCAATCGCAGATTTAATATCTGCTGTTGCTAGCACCGGATTAGACGCTGCTGGTGGACAGCTTTCTGTCGATGTTTCTGACTTTATGACTAATGGTTCTGACAATAGAATAGTCACTGCTGTTAACGCAGACAGCATGAATGCAGAGGCCAATTTAACATTTGACGGGAACTTACTTACCGTTGCTGGTACTGGTTCTGCTTCAAGGTTCCGAACAAATTATACCGGAACCGGATTTGACGATGTTAGATTATTAATTTCTGGCTCTAATACTGAACATTTATTTCAAATCATGCAACAGGGCAGTGCTGATCCAACAGCATTTTTAGCCGGTGAAAGCCACTCAACCTTTCCCGGTCTATTATTTCATAGAAATAAACTTGCTAATGGCGGGGCAATATCACAGGGAAACTTGGAAGGTGCCGCCGGATCTCATACAAGACTAACCGTAAGAAAGACCTCCATAGCTGATAACACCGCAACAGATATAATTACATTTACTGTTCCTAATGCAAACCATGCAGCATCCATACGAGTTACGGGGCTTGCTAATTTTGATGGGTGTGCATATGCTAGAGTATTTTCTTTCGAGGGTGTTATATCACGCGCCTCGGGAAGCCCAGCCGACAAAGCATTTTCATCTGTTGTATCAACACAATCTGCTGGTATCACTCCTAACTTTACAGTTGCTGCGGCTGGTAGTGCTAATACTGGCGCTAACAGTGCATCGCAGACATTTACCTTACAATTAACCATTGATACCTCTGACGGTTCCTCTTCTAACGCAACAATAATGATAGAACTAATCAACTTTAATAACTCTGGTATTACTATGGCGGCATCATAATTCCTTTTCTTTAAATTAACACTATTTATCTTTGATAATATTATTACCGGGAGAAATGTTTAATGTCTTCAATGTTAGAACAAGCAATCGTTGATGCTGCGGCCCTTCGTGAGGCCGCTCTTAAAAATGCTGAGCAAGCGATTATTGATAAATTTGCACCGCAAATAAAAGAAGCAGTTGATTCATTGTTAGAAAGCGAATCTAGATTTAGAAAAGGTGACGTGGTTGAATACGATGGACGCCATGCTAGAGTGACCACAGAAGCTGATAATGGAAGAGTCGGCATCGTTATAGCTGGGGAAAGTAAAACTCAACTTGTATCAGAGTCGGAACTCAGCGAATCAACAGAAGAAGCCTTGCTTAATGAGCAAGAAGGTGCTGCATTAGGCGGTGAGGCCGCTGCTCCTAGTTTCCAAGCCCCACTGGGCGCTGTTGATCTTAGTCCCGATCAACCAGTTGACATGAAAATGGAATTAGAATTTGATCCTGCCATGTTTGATATAGACTTGGAACAATTAGAACTTTCTGGGACTGAAGAAGAAAGCCCTGAAGAAGGTGCTGGAGATGACCTCTTAGGAGGACTTGGCGATTTAGGGGGTGATGAACCAGCCGAAGCCCCAGAGGAAGAAGGAGCAGGTGACCTTGCTCTTCAAGAGATCATGAATATTCTCGATGAAATTGATTCTGATAATGAAGTACTAGAAGAAGAGTTGGTTGTTGATATGGCTGGTGCTCATAAGAACGGCACGTTTGAAACAAGCCAAGGCACATTAAAATATCAACAAGAAATGGAACTCGCTAGAATGGAAGCTACTGAATATAAAGAAGAGAATGAAATTCTAGAAAAAAGAATCGAAGAATTAGATGAATCTCTCGAAAGGTCCCAGAATCAAACACAAGAATTTAAACAAATTATTGAAAAGATGGATGAAGTTCTCAATGAGACTCTTCTATCAAATGCTAAGTTGCTTTATAGCAACCAAACTTTAAGCGATGCCTCCTTGAATGAGCGACAAAAACGAAAGATTGTTGAAGCCATCGCCAAGGCAAACACACCAGATGAAGCAAAGAATCTTCAAGAGACTCTTAGTGCTACAGTGGGCTCAAGCAAAAGGTTTAAGCCAAAATCACTGAGCGAGTCAATTCAGAGAAAATCAACTTTGTCAGGTATTATGCCGCGTAAACACAAGCCCAGCAGGGAACTTTCATTTGCAGATCGAATGAAAAAACTTGCAGGGATTGATGATTAAGACATTACACTATTGGAGGTTTTAATATGTCTATTGTACAAAAATTAACTGAAGGCATCGTGAACCGTGACATGAAATCAGAAGGACAAGCCCTTTTGAACAAGTGGTCACAAACCGGTTTACTTGAAGGCCTTGAAGGCGAGCGCTCAAAGCACAACATGGCTCGTCTACTTGAAAATCAAGCTAAAGAACTTCTTCGTGAAAGTTCATCTATGGGTGCTGGTGATGTAGAAGGTTTCGCCGCTGTAGCATTCCCAATTGTTCGTCGT